TAATGATAATAAAGGGTGTTCTTTTTGCAAATCCTCGAACACTCGTTCAAATACAGTTGGAGGCATTAATTGTTCAACTTGATCAAATGATTGTACCTCGATTGCAGCATTGTAAAATTTCTTTTCTTCTGTGGTTAAAACACGAACACCACGGGAAGCTAAAACTTGTGCATCCCAATTCTCATCTTTAGCTTGTTGAGCTTCTTTGATGACTGAGTTCATCATGTCTTGGAAATGAAGTAAATTGTTTTCAAAGTTTGTTACAATTTTTTCCGCAACCTCTTTTGCATCTCCATTTTCAAATGCTTGTTGCATTGCAGTGATTTGCTCATCCTTATTTTCAATTACTGTTTGACTGCGATCTAAATTTTTCACCGCAAAATGTTGAAGGTTAAGGTTAAGTAAGAAATCTTTTTTAGTTGTTAAAGTCATTAATTTTCCCTCCTGAATTTACCTAAGATATTTTTATTACTAGCACTTGCAGCAATCAGCGTTTTATTATTTCTGAATTTCATAAGGACGTTATTTTTGTATGCTTCAGCATCAATGTCCTCTGCTTCATCATCTTCAGTTTCATCCACTTCATTCACCTTATCAGCGAGACCAACTTCTACTGCTTCACTTGCAGTAAACCATGTTTCATTTTGAATCATGGTGTCTATTTCACTTCTTTCACCTTGATAACGTGTCATATAGATATCTGCAAGAGATTTATCTAAGCCTTCCAAAGCGTTTAATGTCTTCTTAATATCAGTCTTAGTACCCCATGCAAATGTGGAAGCTTCATGAATCATCAACATGGAACCGGTATTCATGATTAGTTCGTCAGCTGCCATTGCAATTACAGATGCTGCACTTGCAGCTAATCCATCTACATAAATAATTACTTTTGCATCATGGTTCTTTAGTTGATTATAAATTGTAATGCCATCGAAAGCGTCGCCTCCAGGACTATTCAAACGAACAGTGACTGTTTCGGTCGTGACATTCTTTAAAGCTTCCTTAATATCATTTGCTGATATAGATTCATACCACCAGGACTCACCGATATCACCATAAATAGTAATCTCAGTTGTATCTCCGGAAACTTCCGCTTTAAAATTATGTTTGATTTCAGCAGCCATTTCATTGTACTTTTCGTTCTTGAATCGCTTCATTTTCACTTACTTTCACCCCCTTTCAAATAATCTTTGACACTTTGATAGTTCTTAGTAATGTGGTGCTCATTCGCCCAATCTGCGTCAATTGGTTCCTCGCCAATCATCATTCTGTTTTCATTGACACTGCGGGTACCACTTGAGAATAATTTATCTATTGCAGTTGCCAATTTGACGATATCTACGTACTTGATCATAGAGGTATCAACTTTCATATAATTACGTTTTAAGTACCCATCCTTTTTGTATACTTTTCTATTTCCTTCGTCTTGAATTAACTCTGCAATTGGAGCAATACAAAACATAACAAAATTATCTGTCTGCCCCTCCACATCAGCTAAATCACCTTTGATTAAACCTTTAGGGATAAGAAACCCCATACTCACAATGTCAAATACATCATCAATAAGAGCGCGTATGTCTCTACTTGTGCGACCACTATTTGAAAGATTGGTAAGTTCCTCAAGAGTAATTCCATCTTGCAATGGAAGAGCAGCTGCGTTTTCAGCTTCAAGAAACTTTTTTAATTGTGCGTTAAACATTTCCTCACGCTGTTCTTGTTCTTCTGTATTCTGAGAAAACACGCCTTCCAATTTCAGTTTCACTCTCAAAGCATTTGACCGTTTATAATAGTTCATTGCAGATGCTATCAGCTTTCCGTATGTCTCATATAAATCATCAATAACATTTCTAATCTTGTTATTGTTAAGTTTGAAATATAGGACCTCGCTTTCTTGAAAGGATTTATTTAATTGATATCCATTCACTACAATTTTCGAATATGTATTTTCAAAAAATGCATATTCTTTTCTGTCAAAATCATCCGCTATATACAACTGTTCATTTTGCATAATAACTAAGCATTCATTCTCATAAACTAATTTTGATACGAATTCATGAAAGAATTGACTAGCATTTTGATTTTGATTGGGCTCTACGTTAAAAAGGTAATGATTACGACTGATAATCTCCTTGCCATTTTCGAACGTTCGAATCGGGCAACGAACTAAAGTGTTAGCAATTAAATTTATACATGACTCAACAGCTAATCTTTTAATGTGATATTCAATGGCTAAATCTAAATAAATAACATCGTTTAATTTCCCTTCTGGGGTAAACCAACTTTTAAAGAAACTATATAATCCCAAACTCTCACCTCCTTAAAATACAATAGCTTTCAGTGGTTTTTGTAGTTTTCTATCTTTCAATTCAGAATCAAATTGCAACGCATGAATAAACGCAAAAAAGCCATCTGTCTTTCTCAGACGTGGCTCGATCTTTTCATAAGTTATATTCCCTTTTCCATCTCTTTTTACATACGTATTATTCGTATACCAACGCATCATTAGATCATCACCATATACAATGTTTTCATATGCGAATAAGTCTTCAACAATTGGTTGTAATTGTGTATGCGTTTTGGTACCACTTCTTGCTATAGACAAATTTTTAAATCCAACTTTTTCGAATTCTTCTCTAAGATAATTTACCCTATACATATCACTAGCAATTAATTTTATCTGGTATTCGCTAGATTTTTCAGCAAACCACTTTACAACATATTCGGGTTTTATTGTTTCATCTTTTATAATTGTTACTAACCCTTGTTCTTTTGCCAATTCAATATCGACTTTATAATTGTTTTGTTTTAATGATTTTTGGTTAATAAATGTATGATGCAACCAATATCTTTTTGAACCAACTTTAAAGTATAATCCTACTCCAACAAAATCTTTCGTATCTGCATAATCAACACCACCAATGCATTCAAAACCTTTAAGGTTTGGTATATCCTGATTGGTTGCTTCGATTTTTTCCCATTCAGCAACTAAATCATAAGCATCCTGAGAAGGGATGTTCATTCTTTTTGTCATAAATTCAATCTTTGCTGATTTACGATGTTCAATATTATGGTATTCCGTTTCCATTTCGAGCATTAAATGGGGAAAGTAATTGATTGATGGATTTGCTTTTTCCCAGTTGGTTTTATGATGTACTTCTTCTGGTGAATCCAGTTTACAAATGAAGGGGAACATTCTGCTATTTTGGATTTCTCCATTTAATAGCATTTTCGCTTCTTCCTTCATGTGGTCCAGAAAACCATCACGGATATTTCCATCTGTAGTAATATAAAATCTTCTTGGTCTTGGTACTTTCCCTAACGCAGAGGTGAAAACCTTTATGTTATCTTCGCTCTCATATGCATGTACTTCATCAAATATTACCGCCCCTGGTCTCAAACCATCTTTTGTTTTAGCATTATTTGTGAAGTATTCAAGCTTTGATTTCGTCTTATAGAATCCTATAACTTCTAGAGTTCTTTTAAAATGTTTGCTAAGTTTTTTCCAGTGATCATCTAGCACTTCCCATACATCCATAAAAGATGTCTTTGCTTGTTTTTGATTAGTTGCAACAATTGCTACGTCATACTTTCTAATTTTTTGTTTAGAAATCAAGTAAAAACATAACGCTGCAATGAATCCATTCTTTCCAGCTCCACGACCCATCATTAAAAAAAACTCATTAAAGACTAATGAGTCATCATTTTTATAAAACAGTCCTACAACGAATGCAGTTATAAATTTTTGCCACGGTAGTAATTTAAAAGGAAAATACTTTTCTATATTTTCAATCGCATCATTGATTTCATCATGATTGATATAGATTAAGTCTCTTTCTCGATTTAATTTTTCCTTTAAATATTTTATTAAAAGCTTTAATTCTTTTGACGCTTTAATATTACCGGATTCAATTTCTTGCATATAAAAATCAATGTGTTCATTATATATAACCTTAGAAATCGTCATCGCCATCATCCTTAATTTCTGGTGATGCCTTTAATCCGAGGTCTGATAAAATTTTTAACATCTGCGCATTCGTTTTATTAAGGTCATTGATGGAGGGATTAGATTTAGGTCCATGCATCCCAACAACCTTTATACCGTTCGTTTTTATGTCTTCTATTAATTCATTCTTTACATCCCAAAGAGCTAGGTAGTCTTGTACCAAATCTACATAGTGAGTTCCAGTGATCCACTTTTCTTCCAACTGGTTTAAAAGGTCATTCTCAATGCGCTTTCTTTGAGCTTTGCTGTTTCTCGCCATTTTCCTTTCCCTCCTTCCATTTATTTACCAGTAATTACCAATAAATCATAGTGAAATTGGCTCAAATCTATTTAATCTGCACCCCTCCCCGTTGAACGGTTCCCCCAAAAATGGTGAAACTTTTTGACCGGGGGGTATATGTTATCCTTTTCTATCAAGATAAATCACATATTCATCATCTTTTGCGTTGTAATCAATGCTGTTAATGTCATAGTCTAATAAGATCTTCTTGATATTCTCTTTTGCTTTCTTTTGAACTGAACTTTGTAACAGTTTATTAGGATACTCATGCATTTCATCAAACGTAATAGCACTTGGTCGATACCATAATAATGTTGTATGCTTTCCGCACTTGCTGCAGCTTCGACCATCTTTCCTTGGATCAGAAGCTTTAACTATTTCTTGATGTTGACAATATAAACATTCATATAGATAATCTGTACAACTCATTTACCATCTCTCCTCGTTTATAAACTTTGGTTTGTTACTAATCTTATCCAATCGATCATGTACTTCGTTATGACACGGAATGCAAAGGCATTGTAAGTTGTCCAGTGATAAAGCTAACTCTGGATGAGTCTTTACTTCTTTCATATGATGAACATTCTCTGCAGGTCCAACTTTACCCTTAGCCTTGCATAGTTGACACTCATTATTGTCTCGTTTCAACGCTCTTTCCCGAAGTGCCAACCATTCTTTACATTTATAAAACTTCATAAGGTTATCGGAACGAATGAGCTTAATTAATTCCTCTGTTGTCATTTCCTTCTCATTGCTCCTCCCTTACCACGTCTATAAGTATCACGATTCATCCCCATAATATCTACCCAATCAACCTTCTCTTCTTTCTTCTTAGCTGTACTAGATTTGTTGTTATCTTTATTCTTTTTCTTATTCTTAGGTTTTGGTAGAGATACTCTTATCTTGTTGAGCTGCTTCTTCTGTTTGTCATTAAGATGATCTTCAAGTCTCATATCAATCACCTCTTGGGTTAATAAGTCCCTGTCAGGAATCGAACCCGAACTAGCAAGGTAGAAACATGTTGTGCTTTCCGTTACACCACAGAGACATAAAAAATGCGTCCTCCCAATTTGGAAAGACGCTAACCTGCTTCAAGAAATTTTCTCACATTACAATCATATCACCTTTATAACCAAAAGAAGTTCATAATTAGTTCGCGAAAAGTTCGCGAAAAGTTCGTCGAAAGTTCGCGCTTTGTGTCAATAATCCTCGAACTGCGAAGTTAATA